GTAGTAATAATAAGATACAAATTTCAATAATTATGGCAAGTATAATTAAAACAGATAACATACAAAAAGTTTCAGACGATTCTAACATCATTAAAAAATGTGGATCAACAATTACAATAGGTTCTTGTGGAGCTTCTGTTGCTTTAGCATCAGGTGCAACGCAGACAGGTTTCGGTAGAACTGGCACAGTTGATTGGTGTACTACAGCAAAGACAAGTCCTTTAACAGTTGCTTCAGGCAATGGATATTTTATTAATACCACATCTGGTGGAATAACAGTAACACTTCCAAGTTCTCCTTCGGCTGGAGATATTATTGCTTTAAAAGATTACGGAAACACTTGGGACACTAACAATGTAACATTATGTAGAAATGGATCAAAAATTAATGGTAATTGTAGTAATGCAACTTTAAACACAGAGTCTCAATCAGTAACTTTAATTTATGTGGATGGAACTAAAGGTTGGCAAGATATTCAAGACTCAACATCAGATGTAACAGGAGCTTCTTTTACGTCAGCAACTGGAGGAACTATTACAACTTCTGGAAATTTTAAAATTCATACATTTACTTCAAGTGGTTGTTTTGCAGTATCTTCTGTTGGAAATGCAGCAGGTGGTGGAGATAAAGTTTCATACATGGTTGTTGCTGGTGGTGGTGGTGGATCTACTGGCGGTGGTGGTGCAGGAGGTTTTAGAGAGGGAAAAGATACACCAATAGATTCTTACACAGCTAGTCCATTAGCGGCAGCAGATTCAGGTTTAACAATAAATAATACTACTTATCCAATAACAGTTGGTGCAGGTGGTGTAGGTCCTTCCGCAGCAACACCAGGATCAAATTCAATTTTTTCAAGTATAACAAGTACAGGTGGAGGAGCTGGAGGAAGCTCACCTTTCTCAACTCCAACTTATAATGGAGCTCCTGGAGGTTCAGGGGGAGGTGCCAACCAAGGTGCAGCCGCACCAGCTCCTAATAGACCAGCACAAGGTGGAGCAGGAAACACTCCTCCAGTAAGTCCTTCACAAGGATTTCCTGGTGGTAATTCAAATTCTGGAGACCAAACTGGTAGTGGAGGCGGTGGTGGAGCTACAGCAGCAGGAGGAAATTCTACTGGACCAGCTGGTCCAGGATCTGGTGGAATAGCAGGTCCTGGAGGTGCTGGTGCAACAACAAGTATTAATGCAAGTCCTAACTCTTTTGCTGGTGGTGGCGGTGGAAATCAATATTCTCCTACTGCTCCAGCAGTTACTACTCCTGGAGGTGTTGGAGGTGGTGGCACTGGTTCATATTGGAATGGTTCAGTTGATACTGGTGCAACAGATGGAACAGCAAATACAGGTGGTGGTGGTGGTGGTACTGCAGGAAGTGGTAGAAAGAACGGTGGTTCAGGAATAGTAATTATAAGATATAAGTTTCAATAGGATAAATTATGAGTACAATTAAAGTAAACACAGTAACAAAAAGAACAGGCAGCACACTTACATTAGGTGAGTCAGGCACAACAGTAACTTTAGCTTGTGGTGCTACACAAACAGGTTTTGGTAGAACAGGAACAGTTGACTGGCAAACAAGTTCTATTAAAACATCTACTTTCACAGCAACAAGTGGTGAAGGATATTTTGTAAACACAACAAGTGGTGCTGTAACAGTAAATTTACCAGCAGGTGTTGCAGGTGCTATTGTAGGTTTAAAAGATTATGCAGGAACTTGGCAAACAAATGCAGTTACATTAAATCCAAATGGTTCAGATAAAATTGGCGGTGGAAATACGGTTGATCCTACTTTAGCAGTACAAGGTGGATCAGTTCTTTTAGTTTTTGTTGATTCAACACAAGGTTGGTTAGCCACTTCACAATCAGTTACAGAAAGTCCATCAGGAACAGAACTTTTTATATGTGCATCAGGAGGAACTCCATCACAATCAGGAGATTATGAAATTAGAACTTTTACAAGTTCAGGAACATTTACAGTAAATAGTTTAGCCACTAATTCACCAAACAACATAATTGATTATGCTGTTGTTGCAGGTGGAGGTGGTGGCGGAACAGGCACATCAGGAGGTGCAGGTGGAGGTGGAGCAGGTGGTTTAAGACAATTTACATCTCAACCAATTTCTGTTCAATCTTATCCAGTTACAGTTGGTGGAGGTGGTGCTGGAAATCCTCCAGGAGCAACACCTCAACCTCCAGGAACAGATGGTAGTATATCAACTTTTATTTCTAATTCATCAGCAGGTGGAGGTGGAGGAGGATCACAAGCTCCAGGTTCACCAGCACCAAATTATACAGGAAATGATGGTGGTTCAGGAGGTGGTGGAGCTTATCCTGGAGGTGCAGGAGGAAGTGGAAATACTCCACCAGTTTCGCCTTCACAAGGAAATAATGGTGCAGCAATAGGTGGTTGTAATGGTGGTGGAGGAGGTGGAGCAGGTGCTGCAGCAATTCAAGCATCTGGTCCTACTGTAGCAAGTCCAGGTGGAGCAGGTGTAGATATTTCACCAACTTATGGCCCAGGTGTTGGAGCTTCAGGTTTTGTAGCAGGCGGAGGTGGTGGCGGTAATTATAATGCTTGTGGTTCAGCTTCAGGAGGTTCAGGAGGTGGAGGTGCAGGTGGAGCTAAAAATCCTTCAGGTGCTGTAACAGGTTGTAATGCAGTAGCAAACACAGGAGGTGGAGGTGGAGGTGCAACTAGTCAAGCTGGTCCACCAGTTGGTCCAGGAATGCAAGGTGGTAATGGTGGATCAGGGGTAGTAATTATTAGATATAAAAGACAATAGTTGAAATGAATTAAAAAATAATATATAAGGAGAAACATTATGGCACATTACGCAAAATTAGGAGCAAACAATAAAGTTATAGCAGTTCATGTTGTAGCTGATAAAGATTGTCAAAATGCTGATGGTATTGAAGATGAAGAAGTAGGAAGACAGTTTTTGGAAAGAATCCATAGCTGGCCGCTTTGGAAAAAAACATCTTACAATACATCTGGCGGACAACACAAAACAGGCGGAACACCTTTAAGAGGTAACTACGCAGGTATAGGTATGACTTATGATGAAGATAACGATATTTTCATTGGTAAGAAACCTTATGCTAGTTGGACTTTAAATGTTGCAGAAGCAAGATGGCAGTCACCAGCAGGTGATGCTCCTGCTTTAACAGCAGAACAAACTTCACAAAACGAAGCTGGAACTCACAGCTGGTCATACAACTGGAATGAGTCTGGTCAATCTTGGGATATAGAAAATAGCTTAGCTTAATTTATGCAGAAGGTGGTACTGTCGGAGATTAGTTTAATTCATGGTCCTGTCGCCATGCCTAAAGGTTTTGAAATAGACAGAGATCAAATCAGAAACGACATCATAGAATCCTACGTCAAAAAAAATAGAATAAACAATAATCCAAAAGCATATTCTTTTGACGATTATGCTGTGCCTTTTTCACAACCTTTACAATGGATGCAAGACTACATAAGAGATCATGTTAGATTAGAACATGGTTTTACTTTAGTTAATAAAAGTATGCATGGTAATGTTATGCACCCTAAAGAAAAATCTTGGACTAGAAATCAAGTTGAACCTGTAGATTTAAGAAACTCACCTGATTACACAGTTATTTATGGTGTTGATGTTAAAGAAAATTCTTCTGAATGTATTATTGAATATGATGATAATAGAAGAAAAAATAGAACTTGGCACATACCTATAAAAAATAATGAATTTATAATGTTTCCTGCTACTAATAAATATTCTTTTTCACCTAATACTTCTAATGGTTTAAATATAATTCTAACTTTAAATTATGAATTTATCTAATTATTATTGGTACTTTGAATCTGCAATACCACCAAGAATTTGCGATTTAATTGTTAAGTATGGTAAGGCAGAAAAGAACAGAGAGATTATGGCTATTACAGGTGGTTATGGTAGGGATAGAGATTTAAACAAACAACCTCTCACCAAAGAAGAAGTAAAAGATTTACAAAAAAAAAGAAATTCAAATATTGTTTGGATGAACGATAGATGGATCTACAAAGAAATACAACCTTATATACATCAAGCAAATCAAAATGCAGGTTGGAACTTTGAATGGGATCATTCTGAATCTTGTCAGTTTACCATATATAAAAAAGGTCAGTATTATGATTGGCATTGTGACAGTTGGGATAAACCTTATGTAGAAGAAGGTCCAACAAAAGGTAAAATAAGAAAATTATCTGTAACTGTAACTTTGACAGACCCTAAAGAATATAAAGGTGGTGAACTAGAATTTGATCTAAGAAACTTAGATCCTGATAAGAAACCTAACTTAAGAAGTTGTACTGAAATATTACCTAAAGGTTCTTTAGTTGTATTTCCTTCTTTTGTTTGGCATAGAGTTAAACCAGTAACAAAAGGAGAAAGGAATAGTTTAGTCATTTGGAATCTTGGCTATCCATTTAAATAATATGAATAATATAAAACAAGGCGGAAGTAATAAACAAAACAAAAACCATGTAAATTTTAAATCTGCATTTTATTTTCAAACACCAATATGGATCGCAGAAGCTCCAATGTTTTTGAAAAACGCAACTAAAGTAACAGATAAATATATTAAGAAAGCTGATAAACTTCTTAAAGATAAATTAAAA